CTATTTGGTTTTCTGTTTGTTGACTAACTTGCCTAACTCGCGCTCGACGATTTCAGCAACTATCCTGCCATCATTAACTCTGCCATAATTTAGGTATTCAAGTGATTGCTGTAATTGACGATGGAGAGTATCTAGCCAGTCTTTTTCTTTCTTGGTCAATGAGTTGCTCCTGCATTTTCGTAACGGCAATTATCAGGTGGAACTAGAGTACCGTATTCATCTCTAACACCAATATCAGTAAGCATGTCACCGTATTCATGAACAAGAGCATTCATGTATTTAATTCCGCGTTTACTTAATTCTGGTATTTTACCACCACAGATAACCACGCCTTTTGACGGAGTCTCATCAAACTCTTTAAGTAATTTTGAATAGAATCTGGCACGATAACTGTCAGTCATTCTATCTTTTGGGTACCCATCTAGCAGACCGTGAAGAAATGACTTACTGACTTCAATATCCCCTGTCTCATATCTATAAATAGGTCTGCGCCACACGGATATCAGATAAAGCAAATAAGCCTCGGCTACTTGGCCACAAAAAAAATCACAGGCAAATGAATCATTATTTTTCATGAGTGAGCACCTTTCCGCCACCAACTAAACCCAATGCCATCTGGCTAATGTCACCAATTAACTTTTCAGCGCGGTTTAAGATAGCTAAATCATCTTGGCGTTTGCGTAATCGGCGACCTGCATCACTTGAATCTTCATCAGAGGCTTTTCTTGCCACAGCTAACATGTGTTGTAATTGCTGAATAGTGAATCCAAACCCTGATTCAGCTTCTAACTCAGTCATGTGGTCGAATACTTGCGCTTGAAGTTCGTAGCTATAACTCATAGCCATCAAACAAGCCTCACGCTTAGGAAACTTACAACACGGGTATGAGCGACCTTTATTGTCGATGTAATCGGCGTAAAATTTCGCTGATTGATTTTCACCCAATACTTTAGGTACTTTCCTTAAAAAGTCCTTATGCTGTAATTTTCTATACTTCTTGCATGGGAAACTTAACCCTTCTATCTCAGCCTTTGCCTTTCTATCTGCATTGATGTAATCAACCATTTCTAAACTAGTCATAGTTGGTTGTTCAGATGTAGCATTATTGATGACTGATAATTTTGTCATGATACTGTCCTTACTTAGTAATGAACCCTTGCCACATAGGAGATCAGCCCATCGAAGCAGTATCAGCTATAACTGATCCCCTCAAAGGCTCATTCCTAAATAACGGTTCGATGTTTTTAGATGTGTGTGCATGTGGTGCACAGAGTGAAATGCGTAGAGTTCGCAACCATCATCACGTATCACTACGTTAATCAGGTCGCTTCTAGTCTGTTCCTAGCAGTCAAGATATGATCACTCTCCTTAATGGATAAACGATTTATCTAACCTTCTCGGGTTATTCTTTGGGAATGCTTTTATCCAATTCTTCACGGAATTGAGTTGGGTTATCGAAACCTTGCGCTGCCATGATATTTCTCCATTAAAAAGCCCCGCTATTGAGCGAGGCATTCAGTGTTAATGTAATTTTGTAAATACAAAGTTTGCTGTTCGTTCTCGACTATCATTTCTCTGAGACGTAGATAATCTTGTTCAACTGTTTTGTTAAGTCGTGCGGTGGCTTCATTGCTTCCGCTTTCGGTTGGATTCTTGGTGGTTGCTGGACACTCGGCTTTGATGTACACCCGCTTAGAACCAGAGCTAACAGCATCACGAAGAGTGTCGATTTCATTCTTTGCACTGGCTAACTCCTGAGTGTATTTAATATCGAGTTGATTTAGTCGAGTGATACGGGCTTGATAGTCTTTGTTGATTTCGACTTGTTGTGATAATTGAGTGGTTAGTTCAGCATTTGAATCTTTCAGCTTATCAATTCTGCCGCTCTGCCACTCAATAGTGATGATCATTGCCAGAATAACGCCCACGGACACTATTGTTTCGCCTAGATTCATAACAACAACCATGCATCTTCAAAGACTTTCTTACTGTATGGCTGATAACCTAACTCAACACCAACGATCGCCGTAGCTAATGCAATCGCAACGGGTTTAGATGAAACGTTAATAGGTTCATTTACGCTAACACCAATATCTTTAGCTGCGCGATTAATGTAGCCAGTAGTGTTGTTTTCATTTGGAGGAGCATACCGATCGATAATCGACTCGACAGTATTGAGTTCGTATTTATTTTGGTACGTCTGCAGTAATTTATAGATAGCCCGAATACCGTACTCAGGTGATACAAATTGGCAGAAGCTCGGATCTGTTTGCTGTGCGGATAGCCCTTGCCATTTTGAACCATGCCGAATATTGCCCGGATTGTTATTTCGCTCACCGCGAGCTGGTCTAGTCACTTCTTACCCCATGTAAACTTATCCCAGAAGAAATCCAATGCTAAAGAGCCAGCGGAACCACATAAGCCAGCCGTAAATAATGTGTAGTAGAATGAGGCGTTAAGCTCTATTGATATAAGACCACCCATCATTCCAGCAAAGCCAGATACGAACATTTGCATAATTGCTCCTACCCAGCTCCACCGATAACCATTACGTTTATTGTCAATAATGTATCTAGCCAATCCGCCGTATAGGGATATAGCGAATATGACACCCCATGCGGTGGCACTGAATTTGTCTTTCTCGTCCATTCGTGTCATACCGCCTCCTTTTTGGAGGAATTTAGTTAATAGAACGCCGACTCACAGCTCTTGTGTGAATGTGAGGTGTTGTGATTGATTCTGTGGTCGGCATATACGAAAAAAGTCGCACTAGACGACTTATTGAAATAGATGGCTGGTTTAGTTCAGCCAGACTGTTACGCGCTACCATAACCTTATAGCAAGGAATTCAGTTGTTCGGAATAACCGAATATGTGAACTATCCGGAAATTCCGGAGAGTTGAACTTGTAACGATTGCTTACAAGTTGCAGACAACAAAAAACCCCGCCGAAGCGAGGTCTTAAATCGGAACTTTTCAGCCCGTAATCAGCAGGTAATCTCTTACCCTCTTTAATCTATCTGCTCTTTGTTTTACTGCCCGAGCATATCACAAACTATACACATAAAATTCGCATTTGCAATATATATTTTAAATATTTATGAAATCAGACATAATTCCCTTTCTAGTTCATGCTTCATTGCGTAAAACATCTCCTCTTCAAGAATGCTTTCCGCCCAGCCGATCCTCCTCACTGCTTGCTGTATGCTGATTTTAGTTTGATAACTCAATTCACGAGCCATCTTTTGCGGGTATTTGCGCTCACAATATCGTTTAATAGCTACATGACGAATTGGATTGTTTTTAGCAAATGTTTTCGTTATTACATTTTCTACAAAAGCGGCATCATCTGATTCTTTGGCGAGAGCAATGAGGTCGCTTATTTTATTTTTAGGATTTAATATCTCATGTGACTTTTTGAATAACTCCTCTCCTTGATATCCCATCTTATACAAGTCTTTTACAACTTTTATTATTCTTTCCCCTTCTGTTTCGCTCCATTCCGTCCTAATCATTAATCGTCCAATGACACTATCTGACCCAGAGTGAGGGTAGTCATTGCCACCGTATTCCTTTCCCCACGTCATTAGCATGTAGCGAACCCAGACTCGCTTACTGTCTAATGCGTTTTTTCGATTAGAACCCCAAACCCGCCTTAATTCATTTTTGCTTGAGTAAAGAGACAGTAGATTGAACGGATCACATTCCCTCATCTCACCTCCGGTAATACTGTGTGCTTTGCGTCGTTTTTAGTGCTAAACATGACACCTATCTGCGGGTATAATTCTGCTCGATGATTAGTTTCTACTTTCATCAAGCCACTACTTTTCTGCACAACTGAATAATCAAACTTAAACTTTGATTTTAAATATCTGGCTTCTTCAATAGCCGCGATTAAGTCAGTGAACATCATCTATCTCCCATATCGTGATATCTAATGAGCCATGAGCAACCTTTTCACCTCGACGGATCCGCATATCATCAATTTGGCTATCATCTACCCAAAATTCGGCATGAGTTAACGAATCGAAAACTGCCTTTGGCAAGTTATCGAGGTCTCTTTGTCGTTTATCTGGGGGATTTGCTGTGATAACTATTTTGATGCGGGAAGTGGTTTTGACGTCTAGGTTGTGTTGCTTGATGTAATCTGTTACTTGCTTTCGGTAATTTGTGCCTTTAGGTGATATGTAGTGCCTGCCTCTACAGTGCCTCCAGTAGGTATTATTGCTCGGTGGCCACGGCAATTTTAAGTGATACTCGTTCATACCTTAATCTTACCCTCCTTGATGAGAATATCCTGAGTGCGAATAACACCTTCTAAATGACATTGCTTTGCGTATTCAGCATCAACATAGTGAGTGCGTCTATCAGATTCATCATGACAAGCACTACACGCCCACGCGCCAAAAATATCATTAGGCTTTATTCCGGTACCGCAAATGCCAGACATTCGATAATGAGCTAAGACGACAGTTTCAGAATTGCCATTACATACACCCGGTATTCTAATTTGGCATTCACGGCCTCGAGCTTCTTTGCGTAAGTTCGCCATCTCCCTCTCCTTTGATTTTATCCATCACTTCCAAATGAGCGTATTCATCAGCACACTGAGCACACACATAAATTTCTTCATCTGTTAGCTGTCTATTGCATGATTGGCAGTTCATTTTTTTACCTTCTGTCTTAACTCATTGGCGAAAGAATTCACTCGATTCTTCTCACGACTATCAACAAGGTTTGATAATTTAATCATCGTTATGAATGACGGTCTGAACTCATATGCCTCATCGCTGGGAAATTTGTATTGATGACCATAGGCATAATATTTATTTTCTTTCCAAACCTTTACGTTTTCACCGTTATCATTAAATGTGATTGTGCAACTACACTCTTCCACAACACCGCATTCGTCGATCAGGTAATTTAGATAATCATCCCACTCTTTAAGGTATGGACGCTGATACATTCCAAATAACCAGTTATCTCCGCACCGCATGGCATCTAAAATATTTTTAAGTTTCATCTCTCTTGCTGCTCCTTGAGTTTCATGTATTCGCTGTCGTTTGGGATGATGATTGGAATGCCTTTTTCAATACACCATGCTTCGTGTTTCTCCATCATGTAGAGCATCCGTGCTTTATCCATCTTGCGGGTTTTCTCACGCCCTCCGTTTTCATCACGACCTAGCCAGTGACCAACAAAATACTCATGCGTTTCTTCGTTAGTGATTGGCTTTGATAGAACGACTTCACCAGCACCGTTTTTAATATCAATGACAACACCACGCGCACGTAACCAGTCGCCCGTGGTTTCTACCCACATACGCCATGTTTTATTCATTGGTATTGTTCTGAGTTCACGCCATTCGGTGATTTTGATTCGGTACCGCTTACCGGTTTCTGTTACTTCTGAGAGGGTTTTGAAAATGCCTTTGAGGTTGGATTTATGGAGACAGATATCATTTGTCAATTAGCCTCCTATTGGCGATAAATCATAACGACTAAACCGCCTTTGGTTGCAACCTTAATTGTCTGGTTATCTTTGACTTCGCTAAGTTCAAACGCATCGTACAGCTCATCAATTGCCGCTTGCTTTCGTTCCTTTGATTTGCGTTTAAATAATTTGCTGAATATCAAACTTAAGAACCAGCAAAACGCTTGTGTAACAATCCACACGTAGCCCATCATTGATAACGTGGCTACTATCCATTTGTATGTTTCATCACTCACTGTTAGCTCTCCTGTGGTGGCTCTGGCTTTTCTGGTAAATTCATCCAATGCGTGACCATATAAACTTCACCATCCATATCTTGCATTCCTTCATTTTCGCCAGATTCAGCATTTTGAAACTTATGGATATCACCTTTCCACCATGCAGTAGTTCGACCATGAGAACCAAATGTAAAATATTTGCCGTCTTCCTGTGGCGTTTCATCACTTCGTTTAATCCAGCTCATCACTCACCCTCTGGCATTGGTGGGAGCATAGTTGACCAGCCGTGATAAAACATAAACGCGCAATAATTAGCCACATCAACAGGATCGCCTTTCTGTATGTGTCGCATGAATTGATTCTTACAATCCAATCCCCAGCTATTAGCCATCCATTCGTCTGAATACCCGTATTTTTTCTCAGACTTATGTAATTTTTCTGCCATGGCTTCAGCAAATTTAACAACAAGATCTGCTGTATTTTCACTAAGTTCGGCTGGTATGTTAATTTTCATTTCTGTTAAATTAGTTCCCTGCATTAGATGCCTCCTTTGATATCAATATTTTTCATACAAAACTTAAACACCCACCTGATTAGATAGGTCATCACTAACGCCTGAATAATCACTATTGGTAATGCCCTTAGATAAACATGAAGATTAAACTCGCCTAATTTATCTATCGCAATTAAAACCGATACCGAACCCCAAGCAATGAGTTGAAATAGAAATGTAAGAATGTTGCTACTAAATACCCTGACGAGTGCCTTCTGATGCCATTTCATCACTCAACACCTCGCTTAATTGCCATAACTAATTTTTAAACTTCCTGATATGGCAACCACTGCTAAAAGTAACCATCCCCAACCTGATTTTTCGTGATACATCAGAAATGCAACAGATAAAAATCCAGTAATCGGTACTAGCATGAAAAACAATGTGCCTAAAATATCTCGTAAATATTCCATCTAAAAAACCTCACGATTCCCACTCGTAGCCGACTTTAATTGCCTTGGCTTGCTCTAAGGTATTAGTCATTACTTTTGTGTTTGAAATATTACCCCAGCAATCACACTCGACTGGAGTTAGGTAATATTCATTTTCTGTTCCATCATCGCTTTTGTAGGTATGGCGAACCGGATCACCTAAAACCTTGGTGACGGTATGTGTTAGTAAGTTCATCTAAAAATCCTCTTGCGTGTTAACACTCAATTTCTTCATCTAAGTAGTCGCTGTTTATATTGCTCAATACCGCCTGATCTAAACCACCGCGAGCATTAGTGAAGTAATATGTTTTTTCTGCACCGGGTGCGTGTCGTGATTTCGTGCAAATAACCTCAGTGATACCTTTCAGATTGGTGTCGGGATGATATTTTTCATCACGATAAATCATGAAGATAACGTCAGCCTCTTGCTCAATAACGCCAGACTCTCTCAAATCAGCATTAACGGGGCGTTTGTTTGTTCGTTGCTCCAAGTTACGGTTTAACTGTGCAAGTGCGACTACGGGACATTTAAGCTCTTTCGCTAGGTTTTTTAATCCTGTCGCAATTTCACCTACTGACTGATTCATATTTTCAGGGTTGGTCATTTTCATTTTCTGCAAGTAGTCAACGATAATGACACCTAAACCACCCGTTTTTTTGTGCATCTTTCTAGCGTCAGCACGTATTTCATGAATGCTCATTGATGGTCGGTCATTGATATAAATCGGTGATTCTTGAATGTCAGCAAGCGCATGAGATAACTTAGCCCAAGCCTCATCCATGTTGATTTTCGATTTATCATCACCGAGTAAGTCTTGCTTGTTAACCCCTGCGTGATGAAATGAAATGCGTTCTGATATCTGCCATGACGGCATTTCGAGACTATAAAAAACAACGGGTTTCTTTTGCTTCAATCCAATTGCTTTTGATATTGCTGTACTGAACATGGTTTTACCCATACCAGGACGGCCACCAACAACAATCAAATCGGTGTTATTAAATCCACCAAATGTCTTATCGATATCAGGTAAACCAAACTGAGTTTTATATTTCCAGATATCACCGTTGATCATCGACTCAAGAATATTTATCGACTCGTTCACTCCGTCCATGATGTGCTGTGTTTCAACAACACTGCCTGTGTCCATTGATGAGATTGAGGATTGTACCTCACCAACAACATCAACAAGGTTGCTAACGTTTGATGAGCTAATCTTCGCAATACCTTCATTGAGAACAGCAAGCGTTTTGCGTGCCGTGGTTAGATCCTTAATTTTCTGAACATAACCGGGTAACATTTGAATACTTGATGTGTTTTTAGTGCATTCAGCAAGATAGCCGAACCCGCCAGTAATATCTGAATTACCTTGTTGTTCAATTTCTCCATTCAGTAAAACCAAATCAACCTTAGATCCATTTCTAACAAGGCTTTGCATGGCTTTAAATATGGCTTTGTGAGCCGATGATGTGAAATCGTCAGCAACTAAACTTTCAATCGCTGAGATAGCAATTTCTTCTGTTTCAGATGTGGCGATCAGTATTCCCCCAATGACAGCCTGCTCTGAGTAATAATCCGTGAATTTATTTTCCATTAAACAATCCCTTTTTTCCGTTCGGTATATTCTCGTTTGGCTTGTTCGTAGGTTTGCGACCATCTTGTCGGCGTTAAGATCCAGTCAAGAGTTAACCATCCCTTGTCTTGTAAGCCAGTGAATAAACTTGATTGCGATATCAGCTTGAAGCAGGTGTCCATGTGTTTTACTTCACGCCATTGCCCTTTGTTAGTTTTGCCATTCCAGACAGCCTCCAAATCTTTGTAAGCAGGTCTGCGTGATGTCCACTCATGAAAATCAATGGCTCTTTCAGGAACGTATTTGTTCCAGATTTTGATTAATTCTTCATGAGGACAATCGACAGGATTGATACCGTCTCGGTTTTTCCACTTGATCGCATCTGACAGATAGCCATCGAAGCGAGTCATTCGACACAAGTTCTGAGGTTTTAAGTCCTTCCCTTTAGTCCAAGTCTTAACAGCCCACTCCATCACAAGTTTAATTTCATCAGCTGTGTAGCATTCGCCTTTAGCTTTGATGGTATTAAGCGCTTTTAGGATGGGTTCCGTAGATTGAAATTTAGAATTGGTTAGCTGATTAAAATAATCGAGAATTTCTAGAGCGATATCTTCCCCAATGGGGGTAAGGGGGATCTTTATATCTTGTTCTTTAACTTCTAATTCTAATAACTTCTTATTCTGTTTCACCTCATTCGTCACGATGTTTGTCACCTCCCCACCTCTTGAGGCGTTGATATCACTGGGTTTGATTGTCACTTCATTGGTTACCTGATTTGTCACCTCAAAATTAGCCTGATATTGACTATAATTTGTGATGGTAATTACTGTTCCGTGGCGGGTTCCTGTGCGGGAAATCATGCCTTCACTTTCAAAAAAATCTAGCATGTCACGGATCTGCTTTTCTGTTTTCTCTTTCCCTTTGGAGTCCTTTAACTTTCTAGCTAATACACCCGCCTTTGTTACTAATTGGCCTTCGCGAAGATCCCAAGAAACACCACTAAATTCGACTCTCTTCGGCTTGTGTCTAGCTTGACTTAACAATCTAATCCAAAGGGATAACTTTGCTGTATCTTCTGCCCATTTTGCATTTAGTAGACTCCTGAATATCGCAACATGACCCAACTTAGAGTTATCCATGCGCGAACTCCCATAGTTTTTGTTGCCAAAATCTGCATATGCAACATTACTCATGCGATCCTCCTAGTAATTTCTCACGATGCTCATTTCTCAATTTTGCATCTTCGAATGCTTCCTTTAGACGTTTACTTCCTAACGGTGTCACTTCTCGTAACGTCTTATCTCGCATGATGTTTTTATGCACTTCGTGACGATTAAACCAATGATTAACTTTCTTCTTCATGGTATAATTCCCTTATTCCTAAGCTGTATCAGAAAAAGGAAAGCTCAAAATCAGCTTCCCTTTAATACTGGTTATTGATACAGTGTATTTGTTAGTTTAAATGGTTAAGTCCATTTGTTGAGAAGCCTCACCATTCGCAGTGGTTGAGGTTTTTCTTTTTGGTGCTTTGACATGATCAAGCATCTGAATTAACGCTCTAGCCTCATCACCTTGCAATATCACTGTGTCATCTGGTGTCTCATACCCAATAGCAACTAAAAGCCTTGCACAACGTTGTATGAAGCTTAATTGCGTTTTAGATTGTGGTGATTGCCAGCGTGATATTTGTGATTCGTGAATACCCGTCCTTTTCGCTACTTCTCTAGCGCCAGTAACAAGTATCCCTTTCATGATTTTTGATTCGATTTCTCGAAATTTGCGTTCGTTTGATAATTCCATTTGTTAAATTCCTTCTTAGATTACTTCCCATATTGGGAACAGCAGTAATGATCCGTGGCTCATTCCATATGAGCGGATTGTTTGCTCTGAGAATTTACTCTGAGCGGGTTAGCGATGTTAAAGAGCGGGTGAAACTAAGCAACTTTAGGTGGAAACAAGTCATCAATTGTGACTTTCACACCTTTTTTATTAAAGAAATCAACGAGCTTTCTACAAACATCTAAGTCAGCCTTACGTCTACCGTTTTCATAATGACTGACATTTCCTTTTGTACATCCAAGCTCTTTTGCTAAGTCGTTTTGGGTGATTCCCAATTTTTTTCTATAGCGACTTATGTTGTTCATCAGAACCTCCTTATTACAATGATGTTAGTATACATAAAGTATCTTATAACTCAATATAAAAGTATACATTTTGTGTGTCCACATGTTTGTATACATAACGTATAATGCTGGTATGAAAATGAAATGGTACGAACTAGCCAAATCCTTAATGAAGGAAAAAGGCATTACTTATGATGATTTAGCTGAGCGCTTTTCGGTTTCGAAAGGTGCCGTTGGTCATTGGATGACCGGAAAAAGAGAGCCATCTCTGCATGATATAGCGGGAATACTGGCGTTTGTTGGCGTGAATAATGCAGTTATTAATTCAGATGGTTCGATTAGCATCGAAAAAGAAGATATTAATCATCAACCACCAATTTACCAATACCCTCTATTCACGAAGGTACAGGCTGGCGCTTTCTCAACAGAATTTAACTCATATACTCAGAAAGATGCTGTGTCGTGGATACCTACAGCTAAGAAAGCCAGTGAGCGCGCTTTTTGGTTAGAGGTTGAAGGCCAATCAATGACAGCGCCACCAGGAGGAAAGCCAAGTTTTCCTGAAGGAATGCTTATCTTGGTTGATCCAGAGGAAGAAGTTGAGTTCGGAGATTTTTGCGTCGCTCGCTTGCTGAATGATGAGTTCACATTCAAGCGATTGATTAGAGAAGGTGGAATATCATATTTAGAGCCGTTAAACCCACGCTATGACCTGATCCCTATTAACGGGAACTGCACAATCATAGGTAAGGTAATCAAGTCACAATGGCCTGACGACACGTTTTAGGGTGTGGTTTAAGATTAATTTAAATTACGATAAACATAATTTAGTTAACGGAATCATATATATATGGATAAATTATCGGTATTTGGATCACAGGGTAAATTAGATCTTCGCCCTGTTGTTGAAGTTGAAGATAACGGAATTCAGATGGGTGTCTTGAGTGATGGAACACCTTATTTGACATTATATGGATTGGCTAAATTATGCGGAATAGACCCAGCGCCATTACATGTATTCACTTCCAATTGGGAAACTGAAAAAAACAAGAAAAGAGGTAGCATCGTCCTCAAAGATCTAGAGAGGAAAGGCCATAAAGGTGTGACACACCTGTACACAAAGGTAATAAATAAGCATGGAATTGAAACTCACGCTTACCCTGATTATGTTTGTATGGCCATACTGCGTTACTACGTATTTGATGCAGCTAGATTTGATAATACGATAGCAAGAGAAAATTATGACATTCTGGCTGAATACACTCTAAAAAGAATGATATATGAAAAGGCCAATTATAAACCCAATCAAGACGTCATAAATAAATCATGGGATGTATTTAAACAAAGGATAATGGCTAATGATGAAATACCAGTTGGTTACTTTTCCATATTCAGAGAAATGGCTGATTTAACTGTAAAATTAATAAATAGCGAGTTTAAACTAGACCCATTTTCTATCCCAGATATAAGTGTTGGACAACGTTGGGCCAAACATTGGAAAGATGCCGAGTTAGCGAAGATCCATGGTGACAGGATGTTGCACCCACATAATTACCCTGATGACTTCCCTCAAAGTAGAGGCACTCAAAAAGAAGCATATATATATCCAAGTTCAGCGTTAGGTGAGTTTAGAGTTTGGCTAGATACTACCTATGTTAATATTCACTTAGCTACCTACTTAAGCAATAAGGTAAAAGCCAAGGCTATACCAGAAAAACAAGCCGCACAAATCTTATTAGCTGTTAGAAAACCAGAACTACCAAACAAACACTAGACCCAGCCCTCCCCGCGAGGGCTTTTTTGTACCCCCTCCCCTCCAAAGAAGTGATCTGAGTTCCAATCTGAGATTTTTTTGAAAATAAATTACC